ATAACGCTATTGGCTTTATCGAGAGCGAAACTACAGATGATCGTAGAAAAGCCCTTGAATACTACAATCGTTACGAATACGGCAATGAAGTAGAAGGTCGTAGCCAGATCGTTACAGGCGAAGTAGCCGAGGTAGTAGATGGTGCGTTGCCACAACTATTGCGTATCTTTACACAGTCAGATGAGATTGTGCGCTTTGAGCCTAAAGGCCCAGGCGATGAGGAAAAAGCAAAGCAGGCTACAGAGTATGTGAACTGGGTAATGAGCCGAGATAACGATGGCGTATTGCTTATGCACAATTGGTTTAAGGATGCGCTCTTGCAAAAGAACGGAATCGTTAAGGTCTATTGGGATGAGAAGATTGATGTCAGCAAGGAGAAGTATCAAAACCTGACACAAGACGAAGTAACCATGTTGCTCAACGATCCAGAAGTAGAAGTCGTAAACCAAAAGACTACAGAGATAGCTCCAGCAGGCGTAGACCCTATGGGTATGATGATTCCTGCTATCTTCTCTTACGATGTTAAGCTCAAAAAGACTAAGAAAACTGGCAAGGTCATTGTAGAGAATGTGCCACCAGAGGAGTTCTTAATCTCTAAGAAGGCTAGGACTATTGCTGATGCGCCTTTTGTAGCTCATAGAAAGCTGGCTACTCGCTCAGAGTTAATTGCCATGGGGTATGACAAGGATATTGTAGATAACCTTCCTACTTATGCAGACTTAACCTATAACCAAGAGAATGTGGCTCGTTTCGATCAAGGCGAGCAGCCAAGCGATCAGGCAAGCCTAGACTTTTCTATGCAAGAGATTGAGGTAATCGAGTCTTACATCAAGGTAGACTTTGATGGCGATGGCATCGCTGAGTTGCGTAAAGTTACCTATGCTGGATCAGACATCCTAGATAACGAGGAAGTAGATTTTGTACCATTCTGTTCTATTTGCCCTATCCCTATGCCACACAAGTTCTTTGGTCATAGCCTGGCAGACAGAGCAGTAGACATTCAACTGATTAAATCTACAGTAACCCGTCAGATCTTAGACAATCTCTACATGACTAACAGCCCTAGAATGGGCGTGGTAGAAGGTCAAGTAAACCTAGATGATCTACTAACTGTTACAGCTAATGGCATTGTGCGTATGAAAAATACCCAAGCCATTGTGCCATTGACAGTACCACCTACTGCTAACCAATCATTCCCATTACTGGAATACTTGGATTCTGTACAGGCTAAGAGAACTGGTGTATCAGACCAGATGAACGGCCTTAATCCAGATGTGTTGCAGAACAGCACAGCTACAGCAGTTGCTATGATGCAGAACAGCGCAGCAGGCAAAGTTGAGTTAATTGCTAGGGTATTTGCTGAAACAGGCGTAAAAGACCTATTCCAGAAGATTCTACAATTGCTCTGCAAGTATCAGGATAAAGAGCGTATTGTGCGTTTGCGTGGTAAGTATGTATCTATTGATCCTAGAGAGTGGACTAATGGCTTTGATATCTCTATCAATGTCGGTCTAGGCACAGGCAACAAGCAAGAGCAGATGGCTATGATCGCTATGGTTCTCAGCAAGCAAGAGGAAATCCTTAAGACTGCTGGTATTCAAAACCCATTAGTAAGCCTACAAAACTACAGACAGACACTAGGTCGCTTTATTGAGGCTGCTGGCTTTAAGGACTCTAACGAGTTTTTCCTAGAGATTAGCCCAGAGCAAGAGCAGATGATGCAACAACAAAGCCAACAACAAGGTCAGCAACAAGACCCAGCAATGCAAGCCTATGTAGCCCAAATGCAAGCTAAGATGGAAGCAGATAACGCCAAAGCTCAGAATGATATACAGATCTCCCAGGTTAAGGCAGAGGCTCAGATCAGACTTAAGCAGCAAGAGTTTGAGATGACTATGGCTCTTAAGAAACAAGAGTTTGAATACGAGGCTCAGTTGAAGGCTTTGCAACTAGGCGCAAAACTATCACCAACGGCTAATATCCCTAATGTCTTATAACAAGTCAGAGCGAGCAAGAGCCTATTTATCAGACGAGTTTTTTCTAGAACTTGTCGAAAGTCAAAAACTGTTGTATCGTAACAACATATTTGACAGTAACGAAAATGATGTAGAAGTGCGAGAAAAGAACTTTCTCAAACTGAAAGTGATGGATGAATTTATAGCGACAATCCAAGCATTAGCTGATGATAAGCAAATTGCAGAGAAACGCTGGCGAATTTTTTAACGACCTAAAAGGTAAATAACATGAGTGAAAACACCAATCCTGTAGAGGGAAGTGTTAATACAGTAAGTGATGCTGCTAGTGCATTTTTGTCTATGATGGATTCACCAGAGGAGAAAGCGCAAGCTCAATCGCAATCTGATGATACTGAAACTGAAGTACAGGATTCAGACGAATCCTACGAAGATGAAAGTGCAGAAGAAACTGTAGAGTACGAGGAAGATGCTCCTAGAGCTAAGACATTCAAGGTCAAAGTTGGCAATGAAGAAGTCGAAGTTTCAGAAGATGAACTCCTAAGTGGCTACAGTAGGACAGCAGACTATACTAAAAAGACTCAGGCTTTGGCTGAAACTCGGAAGGCTGTAGAGGCCGAAAGAGGATTAGTTGAAGAATCTAAGAAGATGCGTGATCTTTACGCACAACGCTTAGAGGCTATCGAGAGTGTTCTACAAAGCCAAAACAATGTAGAGAACTTGCAAGAACTAAAGGAAACCGATCCTATAGGTTATGCAATTGCGGTAGCAGAGCGTAGTGAGAAGGAAAAGCAGCTTCAAGCCGTACAAGCTGAAAGACGAAACCTTGCACAACAGCAGGATGCCGACAGACAGCAAGCGTTACAGAAACATCTTGCAGAGGCAGCAGAGCAACTGAAAGAGGCTATACCAGAGTTTAGGGATGCAGCTAAAGCTGAAATTGTGCGTAGGGACATTCGTACTTATGCAAAATCAATCGGATTTAGCGACCAAGAACTAGCTCAAGTATATGACCCAAGAGCAGTTAAGACGCTATACAACGCAATGATGTACGAAAAGCTATCAGGTAATAAAGGTGCAGCCGTCAAGAAAGTACAGGATGCGCCAAAGGTATTAAAGTCTGGAACTTCCAATCCTGGCAGTTCACAGAATGAACAAATGAAAAAGCAGTTTTCTCGCCTACAAAAGACAGGCAAGAAGGCTGATGCAGCAAAACTTTTTGAACAATTTATTTAAGGAATTTAAATCATGGCAACATATCAGGTATATCAATCAATCGGCAATCGTGAAGATTTGTCCGATGTAATCTATTCTATCTCTCCAACAGATACCCCAATCATGTCATCTATTGGCAAGACTAAGGCAACTGCTGTTTATCACGAGTGGCAGACTGACTCATTGGCAGCTAATACTACTGCTAATGCTTTAGTTGAAGGTGCAACTGCATCTGACATTACTGTTTCTCCTACAACTCGTTTGGGTAACTATACTCAGATCGTTGGTAAGACAGTTATGGTTTCTGGCACTTTGGAAGCAGTAGACAAGGCTGGTCGTAAGTCTGAGAAGGCTTATCAATTAGCTAAAGTATCTTCTGAAATCAAGCGTGATATGGAAACTATCATCACAGCTAACCAAGGTCAATCTGCTGGTAACGCCTCTACAGCTCGTACATTAGGTGCTTTGCTCTCATACATTAAGAGCAATACAAGCAAGAATGGTACTGCTACAACTGGTGTAGACCCTGTAACTGTTGGTGTTTCTACTCGTACAGATGGTACAACTCGTACCTTCACAGAGGCAATGCTCAAGACTGTTATTGCATCTGTATTCTCTGCTGGTGGTACACCTTCAACTCTGTTTGTTAGCCCAACACAAAAGCAAGTAGTATCAGGCTTTACTGGTTTGGCTGCACAGCGTTACCAAGTGCCTACAACTGGTCAAGCGACAATCCTAGCTGGTGCTGATCTCTATCAGTCCGACTTTGGCGTATTGTCAATTGTTCCAGATCGTTTCATGCGTAGTCGTGATGCCCTCATCCTCGATCCTGAGTATGCAGCATTAGCTTTCCTACGCCCATTCCAAACTAACGAGTTAGCTCGTGTTGGTGATGCAGAAAAGACACAAATCTTGGCTGAGTTCACATTGGAAGTTCGTAACGAGGCTGCACATGGCGGTGTTTTCGATCTGTCATAAGTAATGTAGAATAAGGGGATTGGGAAACTGATCCCCTTTTCTAGGAGAATGTATGTCTGATTTAGGCAAAAAAGGCAATCTCGGTGTAGTAGATGGAGTTATCCGTACTGCATACGCAGATGGCGATGGTGGAATAGTTATTAAGTCAGAGGTAGATTTAAGTGAATTTACAGACCATACAAAGGAACAATTTAATGCTAGAAGTGGTAAAACTGGCTGGGGTGATAGCGTATACGACCCTAAAAATAAAATTGCTTCACTTCCTGCTGAGATTATTAACACTCTCAACAAAGAAGGAATAATGCGTGGTTACCACATACTAGACCAAAAGGCTTTAGTAAAGTGGCTGAATAACCCTGATAATCGAGTATTTCGTACCAGGGGTGGCACAGTATGAGGATAGGGATCTGCGTTCCAGCAAGAGGGCAAGTAGAAATATCCACATCGTTTGACTTATCGGCATTAGTTAATTACACAGCAAAGAATACGAAACACGATATTAACCTGTACACATCTACAGGAACACTAATATTCGATCAACGCAATGCGTTAGTAGATTCTATTGTCCATGAGCGTTGTGATTACCTAATGTTTATAGATGCTGATATGCGCTTTCCAAAAGATGCGCTTGTTCGGCTTTTAAAGCATAATAAAGACATTGTTGGCGTAAACGCTACTACTCGCTCAGAGCCAGTAAAGCCTACTGCCAAAAACATTAATTATGAGGAAGATGGTTCTGTATCTTGGCTGCCTGTTTATTCCAATGTTAAAAAAGGAATAGAGAAGGTAGATGCCATAGGGTGTGGTGTCATTCTCATTAAAAACTCTGTATTTAAAAAGATGGAAAAGCCTTACTTCTACTTTGAGCAATTGCCAAATGGGAAGTTATTAGGCGAGGATATTTACTTTTGCATTAAAGCAAAAGATGCAGGAATAGATACTTATGTGGATCATGATCTGAGTTTAGAGATAGGACACATAGGTAATTACACATACGGCTGGCATAATATTGAGGTGTCCTAATGGGCTTTGCAACATACACAGAACTAAAGACTTCGATAGCCAACTATCTAGGTCGATCAGATTTGACTGCGGTCATTCCTGATTTTATTACTTTTGCAGAGATTCGCCTGGCTAGAGAGATCCGTACTCGCCAAATCCTTAAGTCTGCTACAGCAACAATGACATCTGGTGATTCTACTGTTGGTCTGCCTACAGACTTTCTAGAGATGCGAGATATATTTACCCAAGGCAATCCAAGAAACACTATTAGTTATCTATCACCTTCTTTGTTCTCTCGTAATGCTAGAGCTGGCGAGTCTGGTCTGCCTGTGTATTACACAATCATTGGTGATGAGATCCAGTTTGCACCAACTCCTGACTCGGCTTATGTTTTAGAGATGCTTTACTACTACAAGCCAACACCATTATCTACAAGTGTAGCTACAAATGAGTATCTAGCTAACTTCCCAGATGCTTTGCTTTACGCATCTTTAGCAGAGGCAGAGCCTTATCTTATGAACGATGCCAGAGTGCAAACTTGGGCTACCTTATACGATAGAGCTACTTCTGATATTAACGGCTCAGACGAAAGCTCAGAGTACGCTGGAGTACCACTAACAATGCAATTAACATCACGATAGGAAAATCATGTCTGCAATCTCAAACTACCTAGAGAACGCATTAATTAACGCTACTCTACGCAATACTACTTATACATCTCCAGCCACAGTTTATGCTGCGCTATTTACTTCTGATCCAACAGATGCAGGGTCAGGCACAGAATGTACTGGAAGTGGATATGCTCGTAAGGCCATCACCTTTGCTGCTCCTTCTAACGGAGTAACAACTAACTCTGCTGCTGCTGTTGAGTTTGACCAGGCTACAGGCTCATGGGGAACACTTACTCACTTTGCAATTTTTGACGCATTAACAACTGGCAATATGTTGTACTATGGTGCGCTGACTACATCTAAAACTATTGCAAGTGGAGATGTATTTAAGTTTGCTACATCTAGCGTATCAGTTACTTTAGCTTAAGGTAAATCATGTCTACGATAGTTACCAGAAGTGGTAAGGGATCACCTTTATCTCATGTAGAAGTAGATGCTAATTTTACTAATCTAAACACAGATAAAATTCAGTCTGGTAATACTGTTGCTGCACTAACAGTTACATCTGCAACAATTAATGGTGGAGCTATTAATGGAACTACTATTGGAGCTACTACAGCATCTACTGGCAAGTTCTCAGACCTAACTGATACTGGTCTTACATCTGGTCGAGTAATCTACGCTACTACAGGTGGAAACTTAACAGACGATGCAGACATGACCTTTGATGGCACAAAACTAACTTTAGCTAACGATGCTTCTATATCAGGTCTTACTGTTGGTAAAGGCGGTGGTGCTGTATCTACTAATACTGCTGTTGGTGTAGGTATTTTTCAAGGTTCAGCTACAGGAACAAGTAATACTGGTATTGGATACAATTCATTGTTTAGCATTAGCACAGGTAGTTCAAATACTGGTGTTGGTCGTGCTGTTCTTGGTTCAAATACAACAGGTGGCTTTAATACTGCCGTTGGGCAAGATGCTTTAGGTCTTAATTCCACCGCATCTAATAACACAGCAGTAGGTTATCAAGCGTTATATGCCAACACCACAGGCGATACATTAACTGCTGTTGGTTACAGGGCTTTAGATGCTAATACAACTGGATTTAACAGCGTAGCCGTAGGTAATAATGCTTTAGGTTCTAGCACTACTGGTAACTACAATGTGGCGGTCGGAGATGCGGCTCTATTTTCAAACACCACAGGCAGTCGAAATTGTGGTTTTGGTGAAGAAGCACTTCAAGCAAACACCACCGCATCTAATAACACCGCAGTAGGTTATCAATCTTTATATACCAACACCACAGGCGATAGCTTAGTAGCAGTAGGTAGAAACTCATTAAGACTAAACACTACTGGCTATAACAGTACTGCCGTTGGTGATGGTTCATTAAGACAAAACACGACTGGTATTTACAATTCGGCTTTTGGTTCAAATGCTTTAGATGCTAAT